GGCCAGCTCCAAGGCCTCGGTGATGCGGGTGACTCGAACAGTGTCGAGGCCACCGATTGCAGTCACCGGCGTGGCGCCGGAGTAGCCGTGGAACGACAGCGTCCTGGTCGACGCGGCGACGAGCGCCAGGGCCTGAGGCTCGTCGAAGTTCGTGCTGGTGATGTGCAGGTCGGTGTTGCCGCTGCTCTTGATGCCAGCGAAGACGTAGCAGTTCATCGCGCCGGCGGCGACCGCGGCGGCGACCTCTCCCGAGCCGGCCTCGATGCCACCGCCGTGGATGGCGATCGAGGCGCCCTTGGCGCCCGGGAACAGGGTGACGGCGCGGGTGTAGTCCACGCCTTCGGTCTCGGCCGCGGCCAGGGCGGCGTAGTTGGCGTACAGATCGGCCACGGTCTATGCCTCCTTGATCAGGCGGTCTCGTGGCGCGGCGTGAAGGTCATCGCGATCTGCGTGCCTTCGCCGGCGCCGTCGACCTGGAACCTGATCTGGTTCTCGCCGTCGGTCAGCGGCCACAGGTAGGCGCCGCCGGCCACGTTGAACCAGTCGACGTACTCGGACAGGTTGGCGTCGCCAGGGCCGCGCACGGACGGACGGCTGGTGGTGATGTGGATCGTCTGGCCGGCGGTCAGCGTGTATTCGACCGCGAAGCGCAGGCCGAGCGTGAGGTTCTCCGCCTCGACCCGAGTCATCGGTCCGGTGATCACCCAGGTCGGCCAGGCGTCGACCTCGCCGGGGTTGAGGATGCTGGTCTCGGCGGGGTCGCCGCCTCCGCCTTCGCCGATGACCTGCGAGCTGGTCAGGAACATGAACGGCGTGTAGAAGGTGGCCGGCGCCTCGGGGTCGCCCGGGTCGGTCGGGCCGACGAAGGAGCGCTCCGCGAGGATGCTGCGGTCGCTGGCCCAGTAGCCGTCCGGGCAGTAGAGCTGCAGGACGTGCTTGGACCACAGGTGCCCGTGCTCGGCCTCGCCCTCGAAGCCCTGCTCGTAGTAGCAGGCGATGAGCCGGTACCGGCCGTCCGGCCTTTCGATCTTGATGTACCCCGGCGCCTTGCGCTGGGTCGTCATCGTGAACGCCCGGGTGATCCGGCGGCTGCGCTCGACGTACTGCAGGTGGTCTTCGCCCCAGACGTAGACCGGCCACTGCATCCGCCGGGGCTTGGTCCGGATGAACCGGACCTGCTCGCCACCGCGGCTCAACTCGTCCGTGACGATCTCGATCGGCACGGCGCCCCAGCCGGCCGGGCCGTTCATGGTGAACCAGCCGATCTGCTCGTCGGTCATGCTGAGCGGCCACTCCACGCCGGTCGGATCGATCCAGGACGCCGTGAGCGTGCCGACGTCCTCGCGATACGCGACCGAGGGTGGGGTGATGATCTCTGGTTCGGGTGGGAGTACCAGCAGGCCGCCAGCAAGGATCGCCATGCCTCACCCCTCTCTCGGGCTGTAGCCGCGGCCGGAGCGCTACGCGCAGACTCCGGCCGCGGGCTTACCAGTTGGGACGGGTGACGCGATCGAGCGTGTCGCGGCGGGACTGGATGGACTGGAGCCGGTCGGCCGTCAGCGTCGAGTTGGCGAAGTCGAAGTTGTAGGCGTCTCCGCGCCCACCGCTTCGCCCGCCGACCGCTGCCTGGGCCACCTTGCTGATGCTGTTCCACTGCTCGTTGGTGAGCACCGCGTCGGGCTGACGGCGGCCGTGGAAGACCGACATCTGCTGGCCCGGCATCTCCCGGGTGTCCGGGAGCCATCCACCCTGGTCGTAGGCCCAGTGGACGTGGTTGTAGTGCATCGCCTTGGTGATGCCGCGGAAGACGTGCGGTCGGCCGTTCCAGATCTGCCTCGCCCCCTTGGGCGAGAAGATCAGCTCCCGGCTGTTCGGGTAGTTCTTGTGGATCCACTCGAACACGTCGGACCGCGGCGGGAGGTCGGTTGCCCGGTTCTTGCCGTGGTACGACGGGTTGCCGGTCGCCGTGATGGCGCCGGGCCGGAAGCCGGAGATCAGCGGCAGGCCCGGGAAGGCCATGCGCAGGATCCTCATCATGCCGGCCGAGCCGCCCAGGCCGCCGGCGGAGCCGGGGGTTCCGGCAACGCCTTCGTCCTGGCCGCCCAGGAACAGGCCCTTCACCTTGTCGGTGAGCGATCCGAGCAGGGTCTTCGGCAGGCCGAGAGCCGCCTTCACGAACGTGGTGTCCTTGCCGGGCACCAGGTTGATCAGCTTGTCGGCGAGCTTCTTCAGGAATCCGGCCGGGTCGCTCGCGAGGTCCTTGAACCCCTCGAACACGTCCGTGGCCTTGTCCTTCAGGCCCTTCCAGAGGTCGCTGCCCTTGCCTCTGGCCTTGTCCCACCAGTCGCCGGGGCCTTCGCCCGCGCCGCCGGGGATGACGCCGCCGCGGGCGTAGCCACCGAGGAACTGGTTGACCGCTGCCTTGCCGCCGCGCCGCGCTGCCGCGTTGGCCTCGTCGAGCCACGGGCGGACCAGCGCGGTGACCTCGGGCCGGAGGATGCCTTCTCCGCCGGAGAGCCCGATGACGCCGCCGGTCGGCGAGATGAACGTGTGGTTGTCGACTCCGGGGCTGTAGCCGGGGAGCACGTCCATGACACCGCCCGTGGCCCAGCCGCCCGAGGGCGGCGGGATCTGGACGTTCTTGGGCTCGACGTCGAACATCTCGGCGAGCTTGTTGTAGCCCTTCAGGATGCCCTGGTTGAGCAGGGTCTCGACGATGAACTTGATCGGCTTTCGGGTCTGTTCCTTCAGCCAGTTCCAGTACTCGCCCAGGCGCTTGATCGCCGAATCCCACTGAGGCCGCACGTACTTTTCGATGATGCCACCCAGCCACTTAAAGAATGGCGTTATGGCGTCGATGAATGGCTTGATGAAAATTCGATAGAAGGTCGTGAATGTTACGCCCAGAACCTTCATGGCGATTTGCGCGACACCGAAGGCGACCTTGAAGGCAGCCGCCCAGATGTTCGTGACGATCTCCATGCTGCGGAAGATCGGCTTGATCACGTTCTCGTACAGGAACTTGATCACCGGGACCAGGACCTTGGTGATCACGAAGCTCATCTGCTGGAACGCGGGAGCCCACACCCACTTCCAGAGGAAGAGGACGGCCTTTCCTACCGCCACCAAGATCATGCCGATGACCTCGAAGATCGGCTTGAAGATGGCCCACAGGCGCTGCGCTACCTCCCAGATTCCGCGCATGGCGGGAAGGAAGGCGTTGTAATACAAATTAAGCGCAGAAGCTGCGAGGCTGGCCAGAATGGGCTGAACCTGAACCCAGACCATCTTCAGGATTTCGATGAACTGCTGCCACAGATTCACAAAGAACTCACGCAGCGGTGCGACCTTCTGGAATAGCAAGGTGATACCGACAACGGCAGCAGCGACCGCAGCAATCACGCCGGCGACCACGAAGGCTGTGGTGCTGATCGCGGCGACCGAGGTTGCCGCGCTCAGGATCCCCAGACCTGCGGCCAGGCCGGCGATACCGGCGACCAGTGCGATCAGGACGTCCTCGGGCAGCGACGACAGGAAGCTGACGAAGCCGTCGAGGATGGTCAGGACGACCGGACCGAGCGGTGCCATGGCCTCGATCAGCTTGGTCCCGAAGATGATCAGCTGACCGAAGAAGTCGACGACCAGCGGACCGTTGTCCCGGATGTACTGCAGGAAGTTCTGGAATCCGGCGTTCTGGTCCAGCGTGGTGGCCCAGTCCTTGAACGCCTCGGACATCTCGACCACGCCGCCAGTGATGTCTTCGGAGAAGGGCGTGAAGCCCAGGAACAGGCCGATGAAACCCTGGAGCAGGTTGGTGGTGATCGTGTAGAGGTCTTCCAGCGACGGCACGGCGGTGTCATCGATGTACTGGAAGAACTTCTGGAAGACCGGGTCCTTCAGCGAGTCGGCGAACCGGATGAACAGCTGGCCCAGCTTGTTACCCACGCGGCGCACGAAGTCCGTGAACGCCGGCAGGTAGGGCAGCACGGACTCGATCGCGGTCTGCAGCCCGGACAGCATGCCGTCTGCGGCGGCGGCCCGCAGGTCGTAGAAGTCGTCGCGCAGGCCGAAGATGAACTTGGCGAAGCGCTGGGCCGTCGGAGACAGCTTGCCCATCGCGGTGTTCACCTTGTCGAGCGCGGCGCCGCCGGCATCTCCGGCGCTGGCGTACGCGCCGGCCAGCGCCCGCTGGGCGGACACCAGGCCCTGCTGGGCACCGGCCAGGGCGAACGCAGCCTGGCGCTGCTGAGCGTCGCGGTCGCGCCGCTCGTTGGACAGCCGCTCCTCGGCATCGGAGATCGCCTGCTGGCTGCGCTCCTGCTGCTCCTGCTGATTTCGGATGGAATCAGCGATGGCCTGGTTGCCGTCGATGAGGGCCTGCTGCTGGTCCTTCTGCGCTTCGATCAGGTCGCGCTTGGCGTCGGCGACCTTCTCGTCCGCATCTCGGACCCGCTCCTGGGCGTCAACGATCTCCCGGGAGCCCTCCAGCCCCTTCTCGGTGTAGTCGTCGTACTTTTCAGCCAGCTCCTGCTGAGTGTTGCCCAGGTCGACGAGCTGCAGCTTGCGCCGCTCGTAGTTGATCTGGGCCTGCTTGCGCTCTGCCTCGGTCGCCCGGGGGTTCGCGATCAGCTTGTCCAGCTCTTCCTTGGCCTCAGCGATGTCGAGAAGGGCCTGCTGCTGATCGAGCGAGTTCCGCTCGATCGCCACAGTCACGTCCTCATACGCGTGCTGGGCGTCGCGATACGCGCGCGTCAGATCCTCGCGAGCGCGCTGGGCGTCGGTCTCATCCCGGGCCAGCGACCGTTGCGCGTCCTGGACGCGCTGAGCCGCTTCGACCGCGTCGCGCGCGGCCTTGCGGCGGGCCTCGGCCACCTTGCGGGCAGATTCCTCGGCATCGCGATCGGCTTCGACCCGAGCCCGCGCCAGGTCACGCTCGGCCTTGGCCACGGACTGAGCCGCCCGGATGGCGGCGTCGCGGTTGCTGGCGATGGTGTTGGCCAGCGAACGCCGCGCCGACGCGACGCCGTCGATGGCGTTGAGTACCTGGTTCTCGCTGTTGACCAGGGACTTGTTGGTCTTCGACTGGTCGTCGGCCGCGTCGCCAAGAGCCTTGACAGCGTCACCGACGCCGCCGAAGCCGAGCACCATGACACCGATGCCGGCGCCCGCCCCGAGCGCCGCCGTGCCGAGCGCGCCGATCGCCGCGGTGGCAGCGGCAGCGGCCGGCACGATCACCGAGCCGAGGCTTGCGCCCAGGGCGATCAGGTTGCCGAGCCGGGAGAAGTTGACCTGCAGCGACTCGCCGAACGAGACCAGGCGCGCCCGCGCGGAGTCGGTGTCGACGTTGACTTCGACCTCGGCATCGTCCCCGTCGATCCGGTTGAGCAGCACGAGCACGCCACCCAGCTGGGTGGCCGCGGCGGCGGCGTCGGTCCGGACGTCGATGTCGACGCTGAAGTCATGGGCGATGGCCTTGAGCCGGGCGAACTGCGCCTCGACGTTGTTCGCGAAGTCCTCGACGTCGATGTTGACGCCAATCTCCAGGTCACCCAGGGACTTGATCTGCTGGCGGATCCGCTGGATCTCGCCGTAAATGTTCTTGTCGTTCAGATGGATCGGCAGGTCCTGGATGGAGCCGGCGGCCTCACGCGCGCCCGCGGCGGCCTTGCCCGCGGTGCTTCCGCGGAACACCCGGGCAGCTTCCTCCTGGGCGGCCTTGCGCTGGGCCTCGACGATCTTCTGCTGCTCGGCCTGCTCCTTGCGCAGCTGGACGATGCGCGCGGCGTCCCGGCGGATCTGCTCCTTGTGCGCTTCCTCGCGGGCCTTCTCCAGCTCGCGCTCGGCAGACTCCTGCTCCCGCAGTGTGTCGCTGGCCAGCTTCGAGAGGGCCTTCTGCCGGGCTGCAGCGACCTGGATGAGGATGCCTGCCCGCTGCTTGGCGGCGCGCTCGGTCCTCTTGGTCTCCTCGCTCTGCGCGCGATCGAACGCCTTGAGGTCGTCCTCAGCCAGCTTCTGCCGGATCTTGCCCAGGCCGGCGTACAGGTCGCCCTGCTTCTTGACGGTCTGCTGAGTCCGTCTGACCTGGTCGTTCTCGGACCGCTCCAGCAGCTTGGCGATGGCCTGCGCGCGAGCTGTGGCCAGGTCGGCCGCGGCCTTGGTGGTGTCCTTCTCGACGTCCTTGCTGGCCTTGGTCAGCGCGTCGGACAGAGCCTTCGGGATCTGCTTGTCCAGCTCGACCCCGAAGGACCGGGCCATCTTCCGCAGGTCGTTCGCGATGTTCTTCTCGATGTCGCGGAACGATGGAATGACCTGCAAATACGCGGTGCCAGCGTTGTACGCCACGGGCCACCCCTTTCAGCAGCAGGAAGAGGTGGCCGTGACGTCATCGTGGTTCGCCGGTGATCGGACCTGTCGGCGGCGGCGCGCCGCGCCTGCGCGGGGCCTTGAGCCTGAACGGGTCCTCGCCGGGCTGGAGCACGGTCTTGCCCTGGGCCTTGACCACAGGCTTGCCGCCCGGGGGCGGGCCGAGGCTGATCCGCTTGGTAGTGCCGTCGGGCTGCTGAATCAGCACCCGAGACACAACCTTCCGGTGGTGCTCCATGCGTCGCTTGTCGCGCATCCGGTCGATGGCCGTACGCGGGCGGGGCTGGGGCTTGATCTTCGGCGGCTTCCCGCCGTTCGCCGCTACCGTCGCCTGCATCAGCTCGCCCAGCCGGTCGATGATGTCGGTCATCTTCTCGACCTCGGTGGACCATTCGGAGATCCGCGGGCCGCGCGGCGCCCGCTTCTTGCCGTCGTCCTTCTGGTCCAGGATCTGACGGGCCAGCTCGTCGTCCTCGCTCATGGCTTCCATGTAGGCGGACGCGCGAGGGAGCCAGTCGATCAGGGTCAGGAGGTCACGCCAGCGTCGTTCGCGCCACATACGCCCGACGTCGCGTCCGGGGTAGTGGCGAGCGAAGTCAGCCTTGAGCGGCTCTGCATAGCGCGCTAGGAGCGAGCAGAGCCTTCGGCTTCCCCCGCCGTGGGCAGCCCGAAGTGCTGCTGCCAGCGCTTGAGGAGGGCCTCCAGCTTGCGCATGGAGAGCTTCTTCTCCAGGAAGATGGGCCGCTGCTCCTCCGGCATGATGATGTGGATCATCAGTCGCGGGTTCTCCTGGGCGACCATCAGGTCCTGCCAGTCGAGATCCTGCGGGTCGAGCAGCTCGAAGGTCGCGCCCTGGTAGTCGAAGATGAACGGCTCGGCCGTCTTCTCGTTCTCCAGGTCGTCGAGGCTGAAGAGCGCCTTGGGCTTCGGGGGCAGCTCGGGCTGCACGTAGACGGGCGGCGGCGCGGCCGGCGGCGGGCCGGCCGGCGGGGTCCAGGCGGCAGGGGTCGGGTTCAGCGGGTCGGGACTGGTCATAGCCGGGTGGGCTCCTTGCGTGGATTCGGATCTGGAAGGCGGGGCGGGACTCCGGGTCCCGCCCCGGGCTTCAGGACTTCGGCGTGCCGGTGGTGCTGGAGGTCGTGGTCTTGGTCGACGTCTCGCCGGCGCCGACAGACGCGGCGGCGGCATGCGCCGTGACCGCGGAGGCCGAGAGCTTGGAGACGTCGTCGGACTTCTTCGGGTTGGTCACGCGCTTACCGGCCGTGCTGTCCTTGCGGACCCAGCCGGTGCCCTTGAACTGCACGTGGTCCGCCGGCGTGGCTGCGGCGCGCTCGATGATCTCGCCATCGCGACCGAGCTTGACGTAGACGACCTGTTCGTTCTCAGCCATGTCATTCCTTCCTGGGAGGGCAGGCGAGGCAGGTTAGAAGTCGGGGCGGCGTGCCCACCCAAGCCGCCGCCCCGACCCTTGCGTCTGACCCTACGCAGCGTGACGCCACGTAGGTCCAGACACGCTCTGTTACTAGGTGGCGATGTCGATGCCCATCTTGACGAGCAGGGCCTTCCAGCCCGGTCCACCGAACAGCCACTCATGACTCGTGCCGGCCGTGCTGTCCTCGTAACCAGTGAAGGTGAGAGGATACTGCACGGGATCGTCACCGTCCGTGTAGACCTGCTCGCCACGCTCAGTAATCTTCGCGCGGGGCATGTAGCGACCCAGGTAGATCTCGCCCTCTTCGATCTCATCGACGAAGAGGCCCAGGACGCGGTAGTGGTAGTTCGCGGCCCGGGTGGGCTTGGCGATCCGGACCTCGCCCGTGACCGCGGTGGCCTCCAGGCCGGTCGTGTCGACGCCGATGTAGAGACCCAGCGTCAGCAGCTTCGTCTCCAGGGCGGTGCAGCCCATGGTGATGACGTCGCTGGTGATGTCGGAGCGGACCGGCTCCTGGGAGCCGAACGCGTTGACGTCGGACTGCTCGGTCTCGCGGCCCCACGAGGAGCCGTCGGTGGAGGTCCAGCCCAGGTCTTCCCAGCCGGAGGGCAGGGTGACCAGGTCCGAGCCGGAGCCGGTGGTCAGCGAGGCGAGGTTGACGGTGGACAGTGGCGCGATGAAGATCGAGCCGTCGCGAGCCTTCCGAATCAGCTCGTTCTGCTTATCGCGCAGAGTCGAATACGGCATGTGCCCTTCCTTCCAGATCGGGGCATGACGATGAGCCCCGTCAAGCGGGGCGGGCAGGGTGGGCGGTTCTCCCTTACGACGGCACGGTCTGCCGGCGGAAGACAACGGTGTAGCGGGCCTCGAACCGGTTGATGTTCGGAGCCCACGGCGGCATCTCCTCGGGAGCCGAGGTGCACTCGACGCGGTCGACGACCGCTGAGCCGAGCCGCAATCTCTCGGTGGTGAGCTTCTGCCGGATGCGCTCTGACAGCACTTCCGCAGCTGAGAGGCTGTCGCTGAGTACATCCACGTGCACGAATGCGTAGTCGCTTACTTCGTCGCTGGGTCCGCCGTGACGGGTGACCCGGATGAACGGCATGACGCCGGTCAGAGTCGACGGGAATCTGGTTCCGACGCGCGAGCCGGCGGTCACCGCGGGGGCCAGCGGTTCCAGGAGCTTCGCGACGGTCTTGGGTGCGTCGGGGAATCGACGCCATGGCTGGCTCATGCGAGCTTGCCCTGCAGCTCGATGTTGCGCAGGGTCCGCGTGAGGATGCGGTACTCCTCGCTGTTGCTGGAGCCAACCTCGACGAGCACAGCCAGCCGGCTCTGGTTGATCAGCGCGGCAGCGACACGCTCCATCGGCTCGCCCCGGCGGCGGCGCGGGATGTCGGGGATGACCTCGACGTCGACCTCGAACTGCAGCTCGTAGCCCTCGAAGCCGCTGGGTGAAGTCGACTCCGCGAATGCCTTGGCGCTGTTCGCTATCTGGGTGACCGCGCGGCGCAGATGGAAGCCGGTCGCGACCTCTCGCATGCCGTCCTTGTCGGGGTCGTACCTCACGTTCACTACCCAACCAGCCATGTCACACCTCCCTGTTAGGCTCTCGCCATGAGTGACGTAAAGCTGGGAACGGCGGAGTGGATCCTGCGGCAGCTGGAGGAGCGGGAAGCCTGGGCACGCGAGGCGTCCCGGGAGGGATCTCACTACCTGCACGACGGCGCGCACTGGCAGTGGGTAGCCGGGGACTACTGGGAGCCCGTCGATCCGGATGTCACCGACCCGGACTTCGAGGCCAACGGCCTGACCTCCGTGGAGGAGTTCCCCACGGGCGGGACCAACATCATGGGGCACAACGGCATCAAGCAGACGATGTCGATGCACTTCCTCTATACCGAAGGCGTGTCCACCGGGGCCGCCGGCCACATCATCCGCAACGACCCGGCCTTCGTGCTGCGTGCCTGTGCGGTGCAGCGGCTCCTGGTTCAGCGGTGCGTACGCGAGCTGAACCAGCGCGGAGGCGGCGCTGAGGACGGGCTGGTGGATTGCCTGGCCTGGGACATCCTGACGATGCTGGCGCAGCAGTTCGAGCGCCGGCCGGGGGCGTAATGGGCGCCGACGATGACGAGATTGACGCCTTCCACGATCCGATGCTGGCGGCGCTGAAGGTCTCCGCTTCCCCGGTGGATGGCGGGTGGCTCGGCATGATGCACCGCAAGGGGACCGAGGACTACCTGCCGTACGCCACCTGGTGCTACCGCCGTGGCGAGCAGGAGCTGGACGCCATTCCGTACGGCGTCGGCAACGAGTGCTACTGGCTGGACGCCTATGCCGAGGACCCGAATGGCTACGCCCGGCCGTACGAGCGACGTACCTTCGCCGCCAGCCAGCCGGCGGTCGCCCAGGCCGGCGCCGCGGCCTGGCTGGCCAGCGACATCCGCGGTGACGTGCAGGTCGAGAACTGGGAGATTCCGTGACGGCGACGACCGGTCACTGCAGGCACTGCGAGAAGCCGATCGTCTTCGGCAAGTACTACGTCGGCAGCAGCCCCGGGGCGCCGATCGAGGTCTGGTATCACCCGCCGGGGGCGCGGACCTGCTTGACGAAGCCGGCCAAGTGGCGCGGTCGATGGCCGATGGCTGAACCGAAGGAGCAGGCGTGATGCTGAACCAGCACCCGTACGAGCTGCCCTGCCGCAAGCGGAAGGTGTCAGCCGGTCACGATCCGGACGGGGATCTCGGTGCCCTCGTTCAACCACACCCGGGGTCGTTCGACGACCTCGTACAGCTCGCCGCGGATGACGATCTGGTCGAGGGCGGTGATCGCGGGCGCGTCGGGCTGGGCGAAAACTGTCCCGTCTGCGGAGACCTGGGATGCGTGTACTTCCACCTCCCGGCCTGGGCCAGGGGCGAAGAGACAGTTCTCGACAAGCACGTCCCGGCCGCTGCCTGGGATCACATCGCCAAAGTTGTCGCGGCGTGGCGGGTAGCGGAAAATGACGGCCTCTGAGTTGCTGGACCCGAACGCCATCTAGATCACCACCCGCTCGGGAAGGTTCCGCCGCGCGGCCAGCGACGTCCCTGTCGGCTGGTAGCCGGCGGGACCAGCCCACCGGTGATGCGTGCAGTTCCGATCTTGCCGCGCTTACCGGCGGTGCCCGAGCCGAGCCCGGCCTCGCCGAGCAGTGCCCGGTCGGCGTCGGACAGCTGGAGCATGCCGCTGGCGGCCTCGGGGTCGTAGGCCCGGGAGAACGGACCAGTCGTTTCGGAGCGCAGGCCGGCGGGGTTCCGCATCACCTGCGCGGTCATGTTGATCACGACCAGGCCGACGGTGTCCCGGGATACGGTGCCGCCCGCGATCTTCGCGTCCACGTTCGAGAACGAGTCGCGGATCAGCTTGCTGGCCCGGCGCAGCAGCGCGCGTGCGGTCGCCTGGCGGCTGGACGAGAGGACGCCGTACAGCTCCTCGTACTCCGCCAGCGTCGCCAGCGGCGGCGGCTGGTTGAGCACCTCGAAGCGCTCGTAGTACGACTCGACACTGGTGGCCGTGCCTGACGAGGTGAAGCGCGCTTCCCAGAAGCCGGCGGTCGGGCCGGTCACGACGACCGGGTACTTGCCGGTCCCGTCGCCGCCCTCGTCGAGGGTCTCCGCGACGGGCACCTCGTCGTAGAGCACGGTCTCGGTGTCCCGGTTGATCCAGGTCAAGGTGACTGTCGCGCCGGGTGCGGTGGCGTATGTCAGCAGGATCGCGTCGCCGACCTCGCTCATGCTGCTCCCCTCGTCGTGCGGGCGATACTGGCGATCGGACCTTGCCGGGTGATGCTGCCGCTCTCGTCCTTGCGAGCCAGGGCGTCGAGCTTGCGGCCTGGGGTGACCGTGTGCGGGTACGCGTAGAGCGCCGGGAAGAGCACCGCGTCGGCGACCAGCTGGCTGATTGCGCTGAGCTGGACCTGGTTGAACGAGTTGCCGTCCGTCGCGACGTGCAGCTCCGACATGCCGGTCAGGACCACTGCGCCGGCCAGGGCCTGATCGACAGCCAGCAGCAGGTCGGAGGCGGCGAGCAGCTCAGTCTGGGTTTGGATCGACCGGATCGCGTTCACGGTCAGCGTGCTGTCGGCAGCAAGCTGGGCGGCAGCCTCGCGCAGGACGACTCCGGCGACCGCCAGACTCGTGCCTGCAGACAGGATGACACCAGCGGCTGACGATTTCACGGCGTCTGCCGTGAAGCCCGACGCGGCCTGCAGCACTGTGGCGCCGGACTGGATGGCGCCAGCCTGGATGGTCAGCTGGCTGGCGGCCGAGAGCAGTGCGGCTGCGGGCCGGGTGACGACGGCTGCCGTCGTCAGGGAGCTGGCCGCGGACAGCACGGTGGCCGCATTCGCGATCCGGATCCCGTTGGCCGTCAGGGCAGAGGCTGCAGTCAGCGCGGTGGCTGCTACGGCACTGTGCTGCCCATCAGCGGTGAGCGCTGACGACGCTGTCAGCGCGGCGCCGCTCCCGGCCGCTGTAGTGGCGGCGGCGGCGAGTTCTGAGGCTGCGGCCAGGACGGCCGCGCCGGGGGTGACGCGGATCGCCTGAGCGGCAAGGCTGGACGCGGCCGAGAGTGCCGCGGCTGACACCGCGGTCCGCAACGCGTTGGTGGCGAGCGTGGAGGCGGCCGAGAGCGTCGCTGCGCCAGCTGTGTCTCTCACCCCGGCTGACGCCAGGGCTGACGCTGCAGAGAGCGCCACGGCCGCCTGAGCGGTCAGCAGCGCGGTTGCAGACAGCGAGCTGGCTGCCGACAGCGCCGTGGCGCCGGGGGTGGCCCGGGTGCCACTGGCGGTCACCGAGCTGGCCGCGGACAGTGCCGTGGCTGCGGGCAGGGCCAGCTGGCCGGCGGCGGTCAGCGAGCTGGCCGCCGACAGTGTGCTGGCGCCAGCCTTCGTCGTGATAGCCCCGGCGGTCAGGCTGGAGCCGGACGAGAGCGTTGCTGCCGCGCCCAGCTCCGCAAGGCCGGCTGCTGTCAGCGATGACGCGGCCGAGAGGTCGGCCGCGCCCGCGAACACGGTCGGCGCCACGTTGAAGTAGTCGAACTCGGCGTAGTTCGCGGTGCCGTCGTTGCGGTGGCCTTCGAGCAGCACCCGGGCGGTGCGCGCATCTGTGACCCACGCCGGAGCCGTCATGGTCCGGCGCGTGGTCCAGGTGATGCAGTCCGGGCTGGTCTCCCAGAGCAGATTGCCGGTGTCCAGCCGCATGCGCCACCAGGCGTGTGCGACCGGGTCGTACGTCAGGTTCGTCGAGGACGCGTCGGCGAAGTTCGAGCGCTGCATCAGCTGCAGCTGGTCGGTCGCCAGGTTGTAGTAGAAGCCGGCGTCCGTGCCGTTCGCGTTGATCGACGCCTGCAGCCAGGCTGCGGTGTATCCGCTCGTCGCCCCGTTGGGGGCTGGCATGTAGGCCCGGAGGAAGAACGAGTCGAAGACGTAGGAGCTGATCGTCTGGTAGCCGGAGAAGGCCGTCGAGACATCTACCCGCGCTCGGCCGCCGGTCTCGCTGACCGTGCCGAAGTTGCCGCCCCAGGGCGGGTTGTCGATGCTGTTGTTGTCGAAGTTGTCGGTGATGGTCGACAGGTTCGCCGGCGTCCGCTCGCGCAGTCGGATCAGCGCGAAGGGACCGCTGCTCGTCGCCGACCAGGTCATGCCGACGGTGGTGGCCGCGGTGGTGCCGGGGTTGGTGACGTTGGCGTCCCAGGAGAAGACCGACCCCTGGTTGCCCGAGCTATTCCCGACGCGGGACCGTGCGGTCACCGTCGAGAAGGTCGTCCCGCTCTGGGTGATGACGTGGGCGCTGGCCGCCGCGGTGTTGTCGGTCTCCGCGGAGAAGCCGACGTGCACCAGGTCGTTCGTGGTCAGGCCGTTGGACCAGGTACCGGATGCGGCTGAGGGGTTCGCCGCCGCGGTGGTGTCGCTGGCGGTCACCGCGATCGGCGTGGCCCAGGCGCCGGTCCCGGAGGTGTAGACGTCCATGCAGCCGTGGACCGCGGACCCGCCGGTCGAGGCGATGGTGATGCTGCCGGTCTCGGTGCCGTCGAGGATCCGGTAGTACTTGCAGATCCGAGTCGGGCCGGTGTCGGCGGCGTTGGTGCCGGTACCGCCGGTGACATCGGTGATCCGGGTCCAGGCCTTGCTCGCGCCGTCCGTCAGGGTGCTGGGGAGGGTCGCAGTGCTGGGCTTGGTTGCGACGGTCAGGATCGCCATGCGGTTCACGGCGACGCCGACGTAGGCGACGGTCGTGGACGTGGTGCCCCGAGCTGCCGCTGTCGTGGAGACGCCCGTCCCCGCTGCAAAGCTGATCGCCACGGTAGCCCTCCATCCTGGGCGGCCGGAGGACTACCGCAGCCTGGGTTCGATCATGCCGGGCTGGCTAGATCAACGACGCGGAGATGCTCGACGCGGCGAAGGACAGCGTGTCCCCTGCGCCGGTCGTCCGCGGCGTGGTGAGCGCGCCGACCCAGGCCCGGCGCGGCGAGCCGGCCGAGTCATAGATCTCGACGCCGGTGACAGTGACCGCCGGCATGGCCGTGAAGGCCACGGTGCCGGAGTTGACGGCGACGCCCGCGGAGGCCGCGGCCATCACCAGGCCCTGCCGGGCGTAGCTGCCGCCGACGACCTCGGTACCCGCGGCGGTGTTGCTGCCGTTGGCGGTCATCAGGGCGAGCTTCATCGGCGTGGTCGGGGCCGTGTAGGCCGCCGTGCCGAAGGACGCGTCAACGAGCCGGCTGGATTCGGCGAGGACGAGGTTGTTGGCCATGTCAGCCGTTCTCCTTCCGGACCTGGGCGTCAGACGGCGGGGTGTATCCCGGCAGCTTCGCGTTCGGGCCGGTCTTCAGCAGGTGGTCGCGGAGCTGGTCGCCCTTCGCCCCCTTGGCCGCGGCGATCTGCTGCTCGCAGACCTCACAGCCGGTTGCGATCACGTGGCAGTCCATGTGCCATGTGACCTCGGATTCGTCGCCCATGTAGACCACGTGGCGCGGGTGGTCATCGGTCTTCGTGCACCCGATGCAGGTGCGCGTGGGGTTGGTCATGAGGTCCTCGTTTCAGGCTGGGTCGAGAAGCACCGTCCCGGACAGCGGATGGGGGCCGCCGCCCGGGACGGGCCGATCAGATGACCTTGGCCTCTTCGCAGGCCTCGATGATCTCCTCGCGGCCGGCGTTCGCGGGGTAACTCACCTTGTGGTAGTCCGCGAACGCGCGCCACGCGGCAGCGCCCGAGCCAGCGCCGGACCGAGGCGGCACAGGTACCGGCTCAGCCTTGGGCTCGACGGGCGTCTCCGGCTCCTCGACGGGCTCGGGGGCAGCGGGCGCCTCCGGCTCGACGGGGGCCGGCGGCTCGGCTGGCTCCTGGGCCGGGGGAGCGCTGGGCTCCTCCGGCTTCGGAGCGTCCGAGCCCTGGGGCGACGCGGGCTCGGCCGGAGCCTCGTCCTCGTCGCCCCACACAGCAGGGTTGGTGATCCGCGCGACGAGGTGATCCGGCGGCGGGTTGATGTAACCCGGGCCGTACACGCCGCCGTCCATGACCACCACCGCGGTCAGCTCACGACCCATGATCTAGAAGATCGTCGCGGTGAGCAGCTTCTCCGGCGCGGCCAGGACCGGCATGCCGATCGCTGCCACGTGGGTCCAGGTGCGGACCGGGTCGCCGGAGCGGGTGACCGTGCCGACCAGGCCGGGGGCCTGGGCGAAGGTCAGCTGCGGGTTGTTCATCCCGACCAGCTCCAGGGCCTCCGCGGTGATGCCCCAGAACGTGTTGCCCAGGGACGCCGGGTTGGCCGGGAGGTAGATCATCTTGTTGACCGGGATGACCCGGGTCGAGACGTCCGCGTAGGTGAAGACCTGCGTGTTGTACTCGACCAGCTGCGGGAGGTCGTTCGCGTCGAGCAGACCCGCGAGCTGCGCCCGCGTGATGACTGCCGGCGTGCCGCCCAGGGTCGCGAAGTTCGACCGCACCGACTCGTTGCGGAGCATGTGGCCGATCGCCTGACGCGAGGTCAGGGCGAAGGCCGGGGGCTCGCCGGCGTCGTCGGTGTAGAGGTCGGCCCAGTCACGCATGTCCTCCAGCGGGTCGCTGGTCGCGTGGTCGCTCCAGAGGACCGGAGCGGTGGGCAGGTGGGAGCCGGCGACGCCGAAGTCCGCCTCGATGCCCTTCAGGCCGTTCTCCCCCGAGAGGGTGAACTTGCCGGTCGTCAGGACCTGGCCACGGGCCAGCTCCATCCGAGCCAGCACGGCCTGGGTGTTGATCTGGGCGTCGTTGTAGAGCGCCTGGATCAGGGCTGCGGTGTTGTCACCGCCGGAACGGAGCATTTCCAGCCGAAGTCGCTCCTCTTCGCCCACAAGGGTCTTCTGACCCAAAGGGGGCAAAGCGACGCGCTGCCGCTGGAAGTTGTCCCGCTGGCCGATCGGCGTCTCGGCGTCGTAGGCGCGGAACATCGCAGCGCGGTTGCGCCGGAAGGCCGTGGTGAACGCGGCCTCGATGTCCTGGATGTTGCGGTCCGGCAGCCACGTGTTCAGCGTGAAGGTGGCCGGAGCCGGCAGCTCCCGGATGAATCCGGTGAGAACCGCGGGCTCGATCAGGTCGAAGTTCAGCATGAGTCAGTCCCCGATCAGGCGATGTAGATGATGCGACCGGCGACATCCGTCTGGCCGTTGGTGTCGACACCGTGACCAGTCGGAAGCTTGGACAGACGCACCTTGCCGTGGCTCAGCAGAGCCGCACCGATGTAGTCGGCGCCGCCCTTGAGGGACTTGGTGGTCATGAGGTGGCCAGACATGGTCTGACGGCCGTCGGATGCGGCGTTGTCGTACGGGCCGTACATGCCCTGGGTCGCGCCGTTCGCGGTGATCTGAGCGATGGCGACACCGGACGGGATGTAGCCGTCGGTGTAGAACGGCTTGCCCGAGAACAGGTCGGTCACGAGGGTGATGGTGTCGGTGGACTCGACACCGTGACGGCTACCCAGCCAGGAGAAGTTCTCCGGCGCGTAGGGGCCGTCCGTCCGGACACTGAGGTCCATGAGGTGCTCCTTCGATGAAATGGCGCCCGTCGCCGAAGCGAGGGCTAGAAGTTGCCAGCCAGGAAGTTCTGTGCCTGCTGGCGGCCGAGCGCGAGCTTGTCGAGCGGGGCCGCGGGCTGGTTGCCCTGACCGAGGTCCGGCCGCGGCAGACCCGTTGCGGGCTGTGCGGGCTGACCGGGGACGGGGAGACCGGTGGGCAGTGCTCCCGGGGTGGCGGGTGCGGCGGGCGCCGTGGCGGCAGGAACCGCGGTGGCCGGAGTGGCCGGGGCCTGGGCGGGGGCGACGGTGTCGACGAACGCGGTCACCTTGGCGGCGTCCACGCTGCGTCCGTCTGCGCTCAGGAAGTGCTGGTGGTTCAGGTTGGCGGCGAGAGCCTCCACCTGGTGCGGCTGCAGGCGGGTACCGAGACCCGCGCGCACGTGCGCATCGACGAGCACGACCGCCGCCTGGGCGGAGGCCTGCCCGTACCCCTCGGCGCGAGCGGCGGCGATGCGCTGCTCGACGTCGGTGGCGTTCGCGGCCGACAGCTTGTCGAACTCCTCGGCCTTGGTCTTCAGGGCGTCGTAGTCGCTGCGGCCCTTGGCTCGGGCCTCCCACTGGCGCGAGTACCACTTGTAGTACTTCGCCTGCTCGGCGTCGGTCATCTCCGCGAGCGGCTTGCCCTCGGGGTAGTCCTTGCCGTTGCCGTCGCTGATGCCGTCCGGCTCGCCGGCGGCCGGCGGCTGGGCGGTTGCGGGCGGTGTGACGGGGGCCGTGGGTGCGGTCCCGGGCTGGGCCAGTGCGGTCGCGACTGGAGCGGTCAGGCCGGGAACGGCCGCCGGCATGGCGCCGGGGATCGTCGTCGGCAGGACCGGCTGGGGGTAGGGGGTCGTGGCCACCGGCTGCACCGCGGGTGCAGGCTGCCCCTGAGCGGTCATCTGCGCGGCGAGGAACGCCGCGAACTGGGCCGGGTCGACGGCCTGCGGCGCCGGGAGAACGCTGCCACCGGCCTGGGGGAGCGCGGGGACGCCCTGGTTGGTCAGCGCGAACTGCGGCTGCGGCAGGACGCCGGCCGTCATCGTGCCGGTCGGGAGCTGCTGGCCTCCGGGCTGCGCCGTGGCGGGCAGCGGGGGCAGAGCGTTGCCGTTCGGGGTGATGAGGCCGGGGATGTGCGGGGTGGCAGTGCTTTCGGTGGACATGACTCTCCCATGGCGGGTTGTACGGATGCGCCCATGGCGGGCGTGACCCCACCGGTGGTGGGGAAGATGTGGTTAAGCCCAGGCGGGCGTCGCGGTAGTACTGCTACGCTGCCGACATGAAGATCGACGAGGGTCAACACCTGCCGCTCGACTACCGGCCGGCGGGCGAGCCGCGCTGGACCGTGCCGGCCGATGTCTGTGACACCTGCTCGGACTTCCCGCAGGGCCAGCTCGTGCCGGTGTCGTTCTGCCCGACCGCGAGCCTGCGGACCCAGGAGCTGTACGACTTCCTGAGTGGCGGGCCGCGACCGGACTGGGCCTAGCTAGGCCGCCGGGATCCGGGCGTTGACCTCGCGGATCTTCTGCCGGTGCCACTTCTCCGCTTCGGAGGTGTCGATGCCGGCGGTCTTCTGGTTGAGCAGTCGCTCCAGGTCTTCCTGCAGCGTCTCCAGCTGAGCCAGTGCGCGCTCGGCGGGGTCATCGCTCTTGGTCTTCGAGACCTCTCGCGGGCCACGGAATCGCTGGGTGGGATTGACCAGCCAGGGACCCAGCTCTCCGTGCTCTACGACCTCGACGCGGATCAGCTTCAGGGCGTCGCGGCCGGTGCCGCCGGCCTGCTTGTAGATCCGGTCCAGGTCTTCGCGGTTCAGCCGGAAGCCAGGGTCGTCTTCGGCGCCGACCGCGACGACCGTGCAGCGGCAGCGCGCGTGGATCGGCATCAGGTCTTCGTCGCGGTAGACGACGTCGGCCGCGATGACACAGAGGCCGCACGGCGGCTTGCCGGAATCAAGCTCTGGGTGCAGCACCCGGCGGTATCCGCGGGTGCCGCTCGGCTTGCGCTCGCTCATGAATCGCTGCGACTGCGCGCGGTCGGCGAGCATGACATCGGTGTCGGCGACGATCCGGGCGCGCTGCTGCACGTAACGCCGGGCGCCGGCGTCGTCCATCAGTCCGGACGAGACCCGGTAGCGGTACGCGTCGGCGAACCGCCCGTAGACCTTCCCGGGCTCGACGCTCGTGATCGCGTTCTTCGCGCGCTCGATGTTCGCCAGCTCCTGCTTGGTCAGCGCGGGGCCGGCGCCTTCGTCTGAGGTCTTCGCGTGCGCCAGCGTCTCGACCATCTCCGGCGGCAACTCGCGGCGCAGCTTCGAGACGTCGACCGCGCCGACCGGGCGGACCCGGCGGCCGGTGACGATCGAGGTGCTCTGGGCCATGTAGCCGTCGGTCACCTGTGCCATCCGGCGCTGCTGCGACTGCACGATCTTGACGGCGGCCTCGACGGCCTTGGTCGTCTGGTCCGGGTCCCAGTAGTCGCGCACCGCGGCGAAGGCTCGGGCCACCGCGTCGGCGGCGGTGTTCGAGAGTTGATCGCGGACGGCGGCTTGTGCCCGAATGAGCGCCTTGAGCTGCTTCATCTCGGTCGCGGTGAGCTTGCCCGAATCGGTAGGCACTTCGTCACCGCCTGTCGTGATACTGGGCTATGGTGCTCGTATGTCTGACGATTACTGCCGCGGCCTGCCGCAGGAGGAGAGAGCGTGAACCAGCCGAACTTCCCGACCGAAACTCGCCCCGCCCTGGCTGGCCCCAGCGAGGAACAGCTCGTGTTGCTCGGCACCGATCCGGCGTCGCTGGCTATGCGCGACGCCCTGATGCAGGTCACTCATCACCTGTACCGAACGACGCTGCGAGTGCAGCTGACGACCAGCTACTACGAGCGGATGAGCAACCCGCAGCCTGGCGACTTCGTCATGGAGAGCAGCCGCGGCTGGTGGGCCTCCAGCCCGGAGACGCGGATGCGGTCGTTCGGCGTGCTGCTCGGAGTACGCAACGAGCTGGGCAACGACCGGAAGAGTCGAGCGGTCACATACGTCCAGTACGGCCCTCACCCCGGCCAGTCGTGCCGCTGGGAGGAAGGCATCTTCGTACTGGTCCCGACCGACTTCAACACGTTCGAGGTCTGATGATCTGTTGGTACTGCCACGCCCCGGCCACCGACACTCACGAGATTCACTCTTTCGAGGGAATCCTGCGCGTGGTCCCGGTCGGCTGGGGCAAGGGCACGAAGCTGGCTGGTCCGCACCA